ACCCGATCTTTTCCATCAGAGCCTTCCCGCCCGGCGCCTGCGTGAACATTGCCCGGACCGGCTGCGGCTCGACACATCCGTCATAGATGACCATGGGACGCGCCGCGTGAGGATAGAGGAAGACCGGAACAGATCTGCCGGATGCTTCCGCCATCATGTCCGGACGCCAGTCAGCGTCGCTCAGATAAAAAGCGACGCCCTTGACGTTTTCACGCTCCGTAAAGAGATAGCCTGCGTTCGCGAGCGCTTCCCGGTAGGAGCGGGACTTGTTCTGATGGTCGAAGATCCGGCAGAGTTTTATCATTTCGGGGCCTTTGTTGATCGTTTCGTGACGACCTTCTTCTTGGGCTTCAGGGCTTTTTCAAGCTCTTCGGTCACCTCGGGAAGGATCGTTTCGGCAGGAGCCGGAGTGGTTACCGGCTCCTTTTTCATCGGCATTCCCACACGGGTCGCCATCTCTCACCTACGCGGAGGGGAAGGAGGCGGCGGTGTTGGAGCTGTGGACGTAGATGCCCGCCCGCTGGTTCCAGTAGGCGTCAACGATGCCGTACTTGCGGTACTTCAGCAGATACGCGTCCGCGCTCTGGTTCTGGTCCGGCGGGATCAGCGGGGAGACGACGTGCTTGTCGAACTTAATGACCGCCGGTGCATAGACGATCATGAAGTTCAGCCACTTCGCGCCGGAAGCCGGAACGTAGTGACCGGCATAGCTGTCATCGGCACGGCCGGAGAGCAGGTCGATGGCAGAGATGAAGCGGGTCTTCGGGACCTTGACGATCTTGGAGAAGCCGTCGAGGATGCGGCGGGACTTGGTCAGGTCCAGATCCTCAAGGGAGTTCAACAGGGTCGGGGTCGCGTAGAGGATACGCTGGTCCGCAGGGACTTCGTCGTTGTCCATGGTGTCCACCGCAACGCGGAGTGCGGCCATGAAGGCGGCGGCGTTGGCCAGATCAGCGGCAGCCGGAGCGGTCACGCCGGTCAGGCCCGCGAGGGTGGCGAAGGTGAAGGCGTCCGCTTCGGGAGCGACCTTCGTGCGCTGCAGGTCGGCACCGGCCTTGCCTGCCGCGATGTCAAAGGTCTCCTGATTGTCCATCGCGTCGATGTTCATCTTCACGCCACGGTCATAGTTGAACGCGGCAGTCTTCCAGCCGACATTGACACCGCCGTCAGGATAGCCCTGCGTGCGGCTGTAGTCGCCCAGGCCCTTGGTCTCGATCTCGGGATAGAGGATCTCGTTGGCGTTGGCACCGGCGCGCGTCATGGCGATGTCGCCGGTCAGGTCGCTGGTCACGGAGGCCAGCTTGAAAACCTCATCAAGGAGGTTCGTATAGTTCTTCGCAAGTGCGATGCTCATGGCTTACTCCTTTTTCTCTGCAGGCAGACCCATGATCCGGCGCATCTTGGCATTGTCCACATCGGTGATGTCGGCGCCGCCAAAGCCGCCCATGTTCCCGCCCACCGTGTTCGGGTTGGCGAAGATGTCTGCCTTGTCTTTGGTCAGGGCGGTGAAGATCTCAGCAACGCCCTTCCCCTTGTTTTCCGGTTTGCCCATCTCAGCCTTGATCTGGCTGATGTAGGCGTCCTCTGTGAAACTGTTCACGAACTTCCGATCCTTCGGAAAAGCGCCCCTGATCGTGGCGGTCAGCGCTTCGTCGGCGGCTTTTTCGTCGGCGATCCGCTTCTCCTCTGCGATCTGCGCCTTCAGGTCATCGAGCTGCTTCTTGACGTCGGCATTGTCTCCGGCGGTCTTCTCCAGTTCCGTGACCTTGGTCTTGTAGGTCTCCAGCTCAGCGCTGACGGCCTTCGTCCGGTCCTTCTCGGCCTGCAGCGCTTTGCCGTACTCGGACATGATCTTGTCCGTGGCTTCGTCTGCGATACCGAGGGTTTTCAGAAATTCGCGATCCATGTGTTTTTTTCTCCTTACGTTGTTGGTGACGCGGACCCGCTCCGCGTGAGGTTTCGGTCGGCGTACGCCCCGACCACGGCGAGTTAACAAAAAAAAGCGCCCACGCCACTTAAGGCATGAGCGCTTTCCGAAAGCATACTCAGCGACGGATCACTCCGTCAATAAAATTATACCACATTTTCAGGGGAGCAAGTCCCGCAAGGGGATGACGTGCGGGACCATCCCATACTCCGGGACGTTCACCAGTTCGGTCATCTGATCGAGGCTGATGTCACCGTTCTGCCACGCCTCCCAGCGTCCCTTTCCCATGATCCGCTTCTGCGTCTCTTCGTCCTGTTCTTCCAGCCATTTCTTTCCCGGCTGGCCATAGTCGGTGTTGTCTTCACACGGGACAATGAAACAGCGCCCGTTCGGATGGTCGGAGAAGTCCTCCTGCCGCTCATAGATGTGGCCTTCAAGCATGAGGCAGGCGAGACAGGCCGTCTCATGGTTGGCCACCCTGCGCCAGTAGGTGATGGGCGTCTGCTTCCGCTGTTCCTGCTGTGCCTGCCGGAACATGCGTTCGGCGGTGGTGCGGATGAGCCGCTGCAGGGCGCCCCATGCTTTTCCGAGCGTGTCCCCGATCTGGCTCATCAGCCAGTCGAGCCCCTGTTCAGCCATGCCGACCGCCTGACCGACAAGGTCCTGTATCCGGCTCGTGATGGTTCCCGGCAGGCTCAGCAGGCTGTCCTTCGCGGAGCTCATGATCTTGCCTGTGAAGATCCCCGCGATGCTGACCTTGCTCCATCCTCCGTCCGGGAACATCCATCGGGCCTGCTCATCCGTGGCGTTGACGCCCATCTCTGCGGCTTTCCGGCTCAGGCTCTCCATCGTCCTGTCAGCGATCCGAAAGTAGTCACGAAGTCTGCGCTCCACGCGGGGCTGCACGTCCCGCAGGTAGCGGAAGTTCAGCGGGTCGGGACTGTCTTCCCTGAGCAGGGCCATGTCTTCCTTGATGCCGTTCCGCAGGATCACAAAAGCGGAAGCCAGCTGACGGGCGGAGTCATCCTCCATCCGGTCCAGCTGGCGCCGGTAGCGTTTCGCGACCCGGAGGGCCTCCTGTTCAGCCTTCGTCATCGTCGGTCAGGTTCGGGTTCCGCCGTGCTTCAGCGGTCATCGCCTGCCTCAGCAGTTCATCGGACAGGTCTGCTTTGGCCTTTCGGATCTCCGCGCAGCGTTCGCGGGCTTCTTCGAGCGTCTCGCCCGGAAGCACGAACTGTCTCACCTCCGCAGGCTCGACCGCGTCCGCGCTTGCCGCGCTGATGAGCTGGCTGAAGCTCTCCTGTGAGCTCTCGATCATGGAGTAGGACCAGTCAAAACTCACCTCGTACTCGCCCATGGGCGAAAGCCCGAAGGCGTTGTTGAGCACGTCCATGGCGTAGGCCAGACGTTCGAGACCGTGCTCGATGGCAGTCCGCATCAGCTCGACGATGGCATAGGTGTCATAGAGTCCCGCCTTGATCTCCGTCGCGGTTGCGCCCCTGGTTGTCGGCTCCGTCAAGATCCCGCGCGACGTCCCGACCTGCTTCTCGAGCAGTTCGTATAGGTGCGTCAGGCGGTTGTAGTAGGAGCTGTCGCGGATGGCCGGATCGTAGACGTCCCACAGCTTGCCGCTGTTGTTCAGCCCCGCAGGCGTCACCGGCATGAACAGCCCGGTGATGGGCAGATGCCGCTTTCCGTCGGGGCCCTTGTCGAACATGGTCGAGTCCATCCCAACGATGGGCTTCTTCAGCCGGTACTCGCGCCGGACATCTTCAAGGCACTCCCCGATCTCGCGCATCAGGTCCTCACAGCCGAAAGTAATGGGCACACCGTAGAGCGCCTCGTTCCGTCTGCTGTCGACCGGGCACTTGATGAAGGCCAGCGGCAGGTGCTCGCACCCGCTGATGGTCATCTCTTCCGGGAGCAGCGCCCATTCGGAAAAGTCGCTCAGCGGCACGGGAGACCCTGCGGCATTGGCGGCTCGCTGGCGAATGGTCAGCAGTCCGCTGTCATCGAGGGAGTAGTCGGTGTAGCGGAAGTAGCGCTCGTCCTTCTGGACCGTGCTGTCCGCGAGGATGCTCACCGCCATGGGCTCATCTCCGTTGACGCGGTTGATCACCATGGAACTCTGCGGGACGATGTCGGTGTAGAGTCTGCCTCCGCTGACGTATGGGATCAGCACGACCCCGCCGGTCCCGAAAGCGACCGACGTCCACTTCCGCGCCTTGGACCATACCGCCTGCACGTTTTCGTTCAGCGCTTCGGCACGGACGCTGTCCCCGATGATCTCCACCGTGGACTCCGTCACCGTCAGCGCGGCGAGCTTCCCCGCAAAGATGGCGGTCAGGTTGACGCCGTGCAGGTCGCGGTATCTGCGGTTCTGCTCATCCAGCAGGGTGGCGTCCGCATCGGTCGTGACCGGGTCCGCTCCGAAAAGCTTTTTGATGATGTTCCGAATGCTGTCTGTGATGCTCATGCTTCACCTCTCTCTATGTCTTTGATCAAAGCCGGGATGAAGCGCTCCACACTATACTCCCAGCCGTCGTTGCTGTCGATGTCCGTCGACCCGTCGTCCAGACGGATCCACTCCCCCGGCTTGTCCGGGTCCCAGATGCACTCCGACCACGCGGTCACGAGGCTGTCGCAGTCGCCCTCGACGTAATGCAGGCGCCCCGACGTCATCAGCAGGTCGGTGGCGCGGATGCGGTCGATGATGGCACCCTTGAGCGAGTTGACCACGGGCCAGTCTGCCGCACGTCGGAAGGTGGCGATGATGGTCTGCTCCGCGCTGTCGCAGTAGCTCGCGTCGATCGGACCGTAGGCCTCGCGCACCTCTTCCCCGAAAGCGAGGTAGTGCTTTGTCAGCACTTCCACCGGCATATCCTTTGCCGGGATCCGCACCGCCTTCAGCACGATGACGTGCCAGTCCCAGGTGATGGCGCTCGCCACAAAGGCATGGGCGGAGCCGTTGCCCCCGAAATCCACACCGAGGTTGAGATAGTTCCAGCGCCACCGCCTGTGAACGTCATCCCAGTACCGCTTTTTTAGCTCCGCTTTGCTGATGGCCCACGCTTCGGGCTTGTCCGCAAAGGCCGGATAGATCAGTCCTTCCGCGATCACCCGCTCCCCGAGGATGTCCCGCCGGTACCAGACGGAGCCGGGACGGTATCGGGCGATGAAAGCCGCTTTCTGCGCTTCACTCAGCGTGGCGTTGTCGTGCAGCGTGAAGTGCTCGTAGTTGTAGCCCGGAAGGCCCTCATCGCGGTAACGGTCGATGTACTCCGTGTAGATCCTGTGCTTCGGGCTCGAAGGGTTCAGATCCCACAGCGTCAGCGGCC